AATACTCAACTAGTCGTTTAAGTTGCATTCCCATACTTTCTCGTTCATTGTGTGGACCTCCACCCCAATCTACAAGACGATTTAGTCTGCTTCTAACTTTACGACCAGCTTTGTATTGTGGATATATCTTTTGACGCGGTTTAGAAGAGTTTTTACCATCAAACACAATAATACAACGAGTTGGTTTAAACTTGTTAATTGTGTATCTTATTGATTTTAAAAACCCTACTAATCCACCTACGTGAGCACCATCTTCATTTAAAGATGGATTGACGCTGAAACTACGAATGAACGTATTAAAACCATCGACCAATAAAACATGGTCGTTTAAATTCTTAGTTTCAGGATTTACACCAATCTCATCTTTAAATTCATAGAACTTTTGTGTTAAAAGATTCTTGCTTTCATCAGGCATCCGCAAACTCATCAGTTGTAGATACATCATCAATTCCTAATTTACCAGAATCATATTTTAATACAATCTTCTGACATATCAAATCATATACATACTTTTGAGTTTCTTCATCAGCCATAAGTGATTCAAAGTCTTTAGATTGAAACTTATGGTCTTTACCATCTTGATCGGTAAAGGTATACCAAGCACCACCTTGTTTAACAAGATTGTGGTCTTTCATCACGGTCAACCAACTACCAAAATCATCAATACCCTTATCAAAGTATAGTTGAAAGTCAGCACTTCTCAAAGGCGGACCTAAACGATTCTTAATAACTTGAGCCCTAATCTTAATACCAATGGTATTCTTCTTAGTATCTTTGATTTGTCCCATATTCTTTAAACGAATACGAGTGGAAGCGTGAAATGGTAATGCTTTACCACCACTAGTAGTCCAAGGATCACCGAACATTACACCCATTTTCTGGCGTAACTGATTGGTGAAGATTAAACATACTTTTTGACGAGCAATCATTTGGGTAATCTTTCTCATAGCTTTAGATAAAACTATAGCCTTTGAAGTAGCCCAACCATCCTTATCAAAGTCAGCATCCATCTCTACCTTAGTAGAAGCAGCAGCTAAACTATCAACAAGTATAGTAACCAATTTATCTTTATCTGATTCACGGATTTTTGTAACGATTGTTTCTATGGTATCAAATATATCCTCTACTGTTTCCAAGTGAACATATAACATTTTATCAGTATCTATACCGATAGCCTGTAAGAATTCAGCTGACACAGCAGATTCAGTATCGATATAAACGGCTAAACCACCCTTCTTCTGTGTAGAAGCAAGAGCGTGAGCACCGATAAGTGATTTACCAGTTCCCTCAAGTCCGTTTATTTCGGTAATTCTACCAGCGGCTAATCCACCATCTGGTCTATTTGATACTGCTAAATCTAATAATGTTGAACCGGTTGAAATCCAATCCGTAACATCTGTTGGCGTGTCACCAACCCCATCAAGAAAATAAGCAACTTGATGTGATTTAAATTGTTTGTTTAATTCCGAAGCGATTACTTCGGCTAATTCATCTCTGTTTGACATCTACTACTCCTAATAAAGAGGTGTGCCGGAAAAAGGAGGAAACCAGCACACCTCGACCGCGCGGTTAAGAATTAAATAGTTTATCGAAATCGTCTTCTACGTTAGAAGATTTTTCGGTAGTAACCATTTCTGGTTCTTTCGTAGTTTCTGGTGTAGAATCTTGTGGATTCAAGAAACCTGAAAGATGTTCTTTTAATTCATCATAAGTCGGTTCATTATATAACTCTGTCAAATTAGCTTGAGTTTCCAAAAGTTTCTGCAACATAGCAGAATCATCGGAAAGTGGTGTCTGATTTGGTTTAACAGGAATTGTTGTCTTACCATATTGGTTGCCAGCTTCAGCAGGTGTTTGTCTTTCGACAACAATATCACGACCAGTTGTTGAGTCTGAGATATCACCATAATCTGGATCAGCAATTATACCAAGAAGTTCTTGATAAACAGTTTTACCAAAACCCCAAAACTTAACACCTTCACTTTCTTCACCACGAGCTATCACAGGAACAAAAGTTCTCATTTTAGGTTCGATTCTCTTACCTTGTATCCATTCATCTTTGTTGCCAGAACCTTTAAGTTTGTCAGCAAATTGTTGAACTGGATCAGGTCGTCCAAATGATAAAGGTGACAACACCGTTTTATTTGGTACTAATGAGTAGTGAAAGAAAAGTTCACTAAAAGGATTGCTTTTATCATGTAGATAAGGTACTATCCTAATTTGTGATTTTCCAGGTTGAGGTTTCCAAAAACTATTTGTAGTAGTATTTTGTAACTGATTGAGACGGCTTTTTATAGCATCTAAGTCCATTATGTTTCTCCATTATGTTTATTTATTATTATTAGTATTACGAGTATAAATATTAATTTGAAATATTTACTTGTAACCTATCCATATAATATACGGATTTTTTTATTAAAAAACAAGCTTTATTTTAGTCTTTTTAACTTTTTTATTTGTAGCTTTAGGTTTTTCAATTCTTTATTCATCTTCTCACATTCTTCACGATAATTTTGTGGTTCGTGTGATTGTTCTTCTAATTTACTTAATCTTTCTTCAATAGTCAAGCTTTTTCTTTTAGATGATGCCATTTATAACTCTATTATTTTAAGTATTCTTGTAGGTATTTTCTGTAATCCTTCCTTATTGGAAATCAATATCATATTTTTGTAGGTATCCCATTCGACCTGATAGTTTGTGTCTAACACACCATTGTTTATGGTCTTTATCAGTTCGTTTAGGGCGTTTATTGTATATAGTGTATTTGTAATTTTCTTTCTATGTAAAGAGATGGTATTATTTACTGAATTAAAATCTATTTTTTCTTCTCTATCTACATTATAAGTACAAATCAACTCTTTTGTTTTTTCTTCGTTTTGTAATACATAAATTTTATCAAATACAATCTTAAAGTTTTTCGTTATATCACGAATTGATTGCTCAAGATTGTGTTGAGTTGTAAATGTACATAATAATTGTGTTTTCATTTTAAGCCTTTCTTGAATTGTGGTTAAACAATAGTTTTACAGAGCCATCCTTCTCTGTTTTACATACCATTTCTGTCCATTCATCATCTTTACCAAATTTTACCATTATCTTTGTTTTATCCTGTATTACTTCAAGTGGTCCTTCTGGATCACAATAATGATCTGGATCATGGAGTTTAACTTCACCAGTTTTCTTATTTGTAATTAAAGTAGCGACATCTTCCCCACAACCATGTACTTCATTCCACATTCTTGTTAATTTTTGTTGCCCTTCGGGTGTTTTTGATAGTTCTTCCATACTATCTGTCCATAGTTTTAAATACTCAGTTTTAAATTTTCTTTTTTCTTCTTTGGTAGGGTTATTACTTATGTTGTATTCTTGTTTCAAAGAGACTAATTTTTCATCAATAGATGGATCATCTAAATAAGATGCACCAGCCGTTTTAGTTCCTGAATTTTTCATTGTTATACTTTTTGGGTTAGAATATATTTTAGCAGAAATACCTTTTTTACTACCATCTTTACAATAAACAAAAAAATCTGTTGGATTTACTTTTGGATCAATACCATATTTGTCTCTAATTTGTTGATTACCGAGATGTCCCATAGCTTCAGCTTTTTCAACCTCACAAGGTGGATCCATTTTAGATAAATAGTCCTTTACCTTTTCAGCAGCAGCCTGATTTTGTTTATTTGCTCTTCTTTCATCGCCACCTAAAGATGCATAACTATCTTGTGTCTTTCTATAATTTTCTTCATTTAATTCACTTGGATCTAAAAAAGCACAAACACCAGCTTCGTTGTGGTCACCACTAACTTTAGCTAATGTTCTAGCTGCACTAGTGTTTCTCAATCCAACTTCACCTTCCATTCCTCCACTATCAATAATATCACTTATCAACTGTGAAAAACTATTTCCATCTCCTGGTATACCTTTCTGTGTCATCATTCCATCTTTAGCTCCCATCCCACTAACAAGTTCTGTAAAATAAATCTTGCGCTTTGAACTGCCTGGAGAATTTCTAGCTAAAAGACCATTCTCTACCATCTCTCTAACAGCTTCTTCTCGTTCTTCTTCTGTTTCAGCATCAGTTAACTTAGTCCAATTTTTCTTTAATATTTTTAATCTATCTATCTCACCTTGTTTATTTGCTCTTTCATCTTCATCAAGTATATCTTCTAGTTCCCCTTCCAATTCCTTAATTACATTATCCGTTTTTTCTATAGTTTTAGCAGCTCCTTTCTTAACGGCACTACTTAATTTTTTCTCTACAGGAGTTCCTTTAGGTTTTTTCTCTTTACTTTTAATATCATCTTTTTTCTTATCCTTCGATAAATATCCACCACCTTTATCTGGATCACTTTCAAATTCGTTAGGAATTATTTTATCTCCACTTGGTTCTTTTTTTTCTTCGTCACCATCTACTGCAACTAACTTACCATCAACATTTTTATGTGATATTCCCTTTTCACTTTCTTTTCCATACCCCTTTCCTTTCCATTTCAAACCCATCTTGTCAGCTTTTTCTTTTTCTTTATCATCTAAAGGTTTTTCTTCTGCTTCTAAAACTAACATTACACTATCTACTACTTCTGTGCTGATACCCTTTGATAAGCATATCTCTTTTAGTAAGGTTAAATGGTAAGCGTTCTTTGGATTAGGTA